CGCCCTCCTTCAACGATTACGATCGACCGACCGTGATGTCGTGCATTTGCCTCGAGTAGAGGCCATCGCGAACGCTATCGAGCACCAGGCGCACGGGATTGAACGGCCCGCCGTCCGCACTCTCATGTGCCGCCGTGTATGTCTGACTAGTGCCGGTCAGCCCGGAGTACGTCCTACGCAGCGTTGTACCGCTGTAGATCCGCAGTCGGTAACTTGTGCCGGGCTCCGGACCAATCGACCCGGCTGTCGTGTCGATCAACTGGTCGCCCTGAATGATGCGATCGCGGTGGGCCCACGTTACGGTCACCTCACCAGTGACCGTGCTGGGGTACGACACGCCATTGACCCTGACATTGCCGGGCGGATACGGCCGCGCCTGACGCTGAGACATCACGGCACTGATGGTTGCAGCCGAGGCTTCCGCGAGCTCGCCCGCGCTGGTGCGTGTCAGCAGCCGCGCCTGAACGGTGACACCCGTCGAGTACTCAGTAGGATCACCACTGGCAAAGTCGTCGTAGAACCACACCCGGGTGCCGTCCGCATGCTCAGCGGGCACCGTATCTGCACACCCTCGAGCAAGCGTCACGCTACCGGTGTCCGAGTTGATGGCCACGACTCGGACGATCTCCTCACCGATCAGCGCCGCGCTACCGACTGCCACTTGCCGCAGATCCACGCCCGGCAGAACAACTGCGGAAACTGCGGCACGCGACAATGCTCCGACCAGTGTCGACGATGGACAGAACGCCTCGGATGGCACCTTGCTGGTGAACGCACCAGACGTCCCCACCCGGGTCAGCAGGTTGAAGTCCATGCTCATCGCACTGGGCTTAACCGCCAAAGCCACAGCGTAGCCGGCCGTGTCGTCGATCAGCGCCATGTTGGCCGCGTCGGTCACCTGAACCAGTTCGCGGTACGGCACCTCGATCAACCTCGATAACGTGACGGGCTGTGGCGTCGTGTTGGGAGGCGTCCAGCCCGGTGGTTGCACGCCGGCGTAGGTTGTACTGGGGAGGCCAAAGACATCCTGCAGCGCCGTAATGGTGATGGTGCCTGCGCTCAACGAGCCTTTCTCGACACGGCCGGCCCGGAGCACCATATTCACGATGCCACGCTTCGGATCCGACACACGGAAGACCTTGCCCGGCGCCAACTGATAGGCCCTCCGATCGAGCCTGACCTTGAAGCGCTTGATGAACCCACTGGCCGATCGCAGATCGCGCATGGCCACGCGCCGGGCCAGGTCGGCTGTCGGGATGCCGGGATAGTCTTTGGTCGCGGTGCCGACGCCATTGCCCGCATGGATTGCACCTGGGTTCTTGACTCGCGTCGATCGGTCGGTGCGTGTCACGGGGTCGCGCCACCTTACGATGACCTCGTTGGTCGCCGCCGGCTGCGATCCGGTTGAGTCGTCATCAATACCCAGCAACCCGGTGTCAGGCGTGTAAATGGGCAATGACTCTGGGGTGTAGTCATCGCGAATCAGCTCGAGCACCACTTTTGCCGAATCAGGATCCACGTACTGAGCCGCCCCAATATGATCGACCACCTGTTGCATGAACGACTCGATCGAATCCGTACGCGACCACTTGAAGCACAGGCCGAAGCCTTCCGCATGCAGTTTATCGGCCGCTGCACGCCACCTGGCGTCATGCAGCCTGGACGCATCAGCGCCACGTCCCCATTCGGAATTGGTCCAGCACTCGTACAGGATGTGCGCAGGGTTCATTGCACGCACCGTGCCGCCGCCCATCCAGACCACCGCCTTCTCGGGGTACCAGGTGTCCCCCTCCCAACCCGTGGTAGCCCGCCGCACACGGAAGCGCCAGGGCTTGGGGTAAGGAGAGCCCGAACACATCAACCCGTCGAAGAACAACGTCGCCGCACCCCTGAATGCGGGCACCAGCCCGCCCAGCATGGCCGCCAGGGCCGGATGCACCGATTGTCCGGCTCGGCCCATCAGCACCGACAGAGTGCCGACGATGCCACCCTCCTTCTCATCACCACCAAAGAGCATCGGCTTGTTGATCTCGATAGATGTGTTGTCGGTGATGCTGCCTGACCACGCCTTGCGATCACCCACCTCAATCTCCACCAACTCATCGACCGCCAACCCAATTCCCATGTGTGTACCGAAGAAGTACCGGTAACCAATGGTCTGTTTCTTCTTACTCCCCATGACTCACCTCGCGTGCGTGATCAACCAGGCGCAGCGCCAGGGCATCGCCAGTGGCCAGCAGCCTGTCTGCGTCGATACCGTGCAGCACGAAATCGGTCCAGTCGAAACCATAGCGGTCTGCCCACTCGCGGGCAGACCGCCGACACGCCCCTACACGGCCGTCCGGCATGGGCATCGAATGCAAGTGGGCAACGGTGACGATCATTTGCGAATCGGCTGGTAACGGTAGTTGCCCACGCCCAGCACCATCCAGTCGTTGGTCCAAACATCGCCAAAGATGACAGCCCGGGCGGTGCCCTCGGCCGACTGCGGAAAGTCGAAGTCCTCGAATGCCGCGGGGGGCGCCGGACTGGCAGGTTTCGGCCGGGTTGCGTAGCTGATCAGCGCCGCGACCACCAAATAGATGACTGTGTCCCACCCCATTGCACACCTCCATCAGAAAACAGGGTTGCCGTCGAACGGCGACTTGCCGGGCAGATCCTTGATTGCCCCGCAGTTATCGGTATTGGCGAACTTGTCGTTGCAGGTCTGGATCAGGCCATCGCAGCCCGGGTAGACGCCCACCGTCATGCCTGAAGCCAATCCATCCGTGCCGCCCAGCAGCGTCAGCACCGATCCCGAGTGCGACTCGATGCCCCTGCGCTCGACTTCACCGCCGTCAATTGCCCACTCCACCCAACCACCCGAGAACCACCCCGCCGCGTACCCGGCTGCTGCAGGCACGTTGATCGCCGCGCCATCCAGGCTCACCACAGCGGCCCCCACGCGGAATGCGGCACGCGGAGCCCCACAGCGACCATCGAATACGGTGTACGGGCACTCCCGATCCCACGTGAGCCGCAGACCCGGCCGCTGATTCGATGCGCCCAGGCTTTGGCACGAAATCTCGCTACGATCCACCTGCGGCCACCGCACGGTTGCGATGCTGCCAAACCACACCACCTGGCCGTTACCCGGAATGTCTGTTTCGCCATAGTGAATGTCCCGTACCGTCAACCAGATCTCGGCCGACGGCGGTGCGCCGCGGAAGAGTTGAGCCGGTGGCAAATCCGCGGGCGCGGTGATCTTCAGCGTATCGGCCGAGGCCTCTCCAGTCATGCGGATGCCGTCGTCGCTGATCGCCACGGGGGCGTATGCATAGCCCTGGAACGTGATCTGTCGATCTGCCGAGCAATACGCCCACCGCGTTGCCCCACGCTCGAACAAATAAAGCCTTACAGGCTGGCCCGTTGCCACGCTGATCTCGCGGGACTGAAAGCTCATGCTGCAACCTCGGTTTCGTCGCGCAGGCTGCGCCACGTTGTTTGAGTCGCCGCGCACCCTTCTGCATCGTTGTAATGCAGCAGTTCAACCGCATCGCTACCCATCCGACACAGCGACATGAACGAGATACGCGCGACCTGAGCAGGCGTGATAGCCGACGTCAACGCCGTATCCAGCGCCAGGCGCTCTGTTGCAGCATCGAGCTCCACCGCACCGACGATGCGTCGATGCACCACGGTGCCGTTCGCCAACTCGATACGCACATCCCGCCGGCCAACCTTGCCCAGCGCAAACCGTGCGTACCCGCAGGCCTCGACATCCATCACCGTATCGACTGCGGTCGCCGTCATCCGCAGATCATCTGCATGGGACGGCACCCACACCGGACGCTGCCGCCCGCGCAGTGCATACACCAGGCTGCGCCATGCAGACCGCTCGGCCACCCCATGCAACACCCAGCGATGCCCCTGCACCGTAAAGCCGGTGGAGGCCGTATCCGTTACCGAAGGCACCCCGGTGCCATTGTCGAGCACTCGCAGCATGCGTTCCCACGCGTGGGTCAGATCCTCGGATTCGTCCGGGCGCGAAGCGAACACGGGATACCCCCGGTACGTCTCTGCGGGCAGCACCGCGGCCCAGTCGCACGGCTCGACAACGTCGAACGCCAGCTCCACCGCGTAGAGCTGATCGGTGATGCGACGGGGCTGCGGCTGTTGCGCCAGACGCGCAGTGCGTACGGGGTACAAGCGCACCCCGGCATCGAATGCCCGTTGTGTGGGCCGCTTGAGCATGATGCGGTCTGCAGCCACGCTCTCGACCTCGACCGCTTCGATATCAAAGGCGGCCTCGCCGCGCAGCACGGCCAGGCCGCCTGCCTGGAAATCCCGCCCGACTGGCGTGCATAACACCTGGGTGGATCCAGCCGCGATCGACGACGGCAACCACTGCACGTCGTGCCAGATCGGCAGCGCCCAGACGCGATCGCCCCAACCCGCTAGCGCATTGTCGAAGTACGTCCGCTCCCGCCCCTCGACCAGCACGCGGGCCTCAAACGCCCGTCTGGGCGCCAGCCGCAGCGCACGGCGCTGCTC